CTCTCGGTACTTTTCTATTTCTCTATCCCACAACTCCTTAGAGTAGTATCTTCCATTACCGTTTTTTACTTGAGCTGTTGCAAGTACCCCTTCTACCACAAGGTTATTAGAGGAACCCTTACCCTCTACAATAGTAAATGGTTTGTGTTGGAAAATTTGAGTCTCTATTAATACTTGCTTGCTCATATTATTTTTGTAATTCTTGTAAGATTAGTGTACGAATAGATTCTCTTAGCTGCTTATCTTGAGATTTTTTTGCATTTCTTACATGATCCTCTAAACCTTTCTGCAGCATTCTTTTTATATCCTTGTCTGTAGGGTTTTCAGGAACCATAGGTTCTTCTTCTTCTGTTGAATCTACATCTGAGAAGAATTGGTTTTCTTCCCAACCTTCTCTCAACTTTACAGGTTCCATACCTGATGATTTGTACTTACCTGATACTTCTCTTGTAGGTCCCAAACCTGGAGCTTCTGTTGTGTATCCCACTCCTTTTAATCCGAACATTCCATCTTCCGTGTAATGAAGTGGATTGTTAGCTAAGTTCTTTCTTACGATTTCTTTAACTTCGTTTGTTGTTTTAGCTTCATTCTTAGGATCTTGCATTTCTGTATAAAATCCGTGAAGGAAAGCTTGACCATAAACATTATCGATATTCTTATCGTCTTTATAATCGAAGTTGTGAGCTAGAATGTCTTGAACTTCTTTTGAAGTTTTCTTTTCTTCAGCTCTTACTTCCTCTGAGATGTTTTGTTTGAAGATTTTAACCCAATCTTGATCTCTACCTCCAGTGACTACTCCGCCTACTCCTTCTGTAATTAGTCCTTTAGCTTTAAGCATTGTGGCTGCATCTTCGTAGGATGAGTATGCATTAAAGAGATTTGGAAATTCAAATTTAGCATTCTTTAAGAATTGTGATTTGTTTCCTTTTCCTTCTTTGATTAGATTGTATTGTTGTTGAAGCGTCATAGTGCTTTTTCTTTTATTAGTTCACGTAGTAAGGTTACCAATCGAGTTTTTTTACGAGTTATTCGACGTTCTCTTACCAATTCGCTAATACGTCTTCTTGCAGCTCGTGCTTGCTCCTTGGCTTCCTCTATCTCACTTAATATCTCGTCTATATTTCTCATATTGATAAATAGTAGTTAGTTCCATAGATCTTTATAATCCATAACCTTTGAGCTAGGTCTTCCCTTAGGCACTTCCTTAAATCCTAACTTCTTTGTGTAGTAATTATGTGCTGTCCCTTGTGCCTTTTTATTAGGATTGTAGGCAAACTTTTGAGCTACTCCCACTCCTGGTCCTGTTGTAACCCCTGCACCTGCTACACCTCCACCCGTTACATTGATTTCACGAATAACTTTACGGATGTATTCTCTTAGCTTGTGTAAATTATCCATGAATGTTTGTTAGTTCTTCCACTAGCTCAGCGTAGTGAAGTAGGTTTACTATATTTTCTGATGTAATGTTTTGGGTCTTGGCTAGTGGTGTTAGGAACTTTTGAACCTCTTGTAGTTTAATTATTACTACTTTGTCGGTTGTCTTTTTAATATTAGCTGTGATCTCTTTGTTAAAATCTTTAACTTTTGTGTTATAATACTCTCTAAGACGTGGTGTTGAATCTACTGCAGATACGTACTCTTTTAGTATTTCTTTCTGCTGTTTATTAAATGTTTGATACTTGCCATTGAACTTCTCCAATAGCATTCTATAAGTTAGTATGCGTAAATCTTTAGAATATCCTTTAAACTCTTCCAACAAAGTATCCTTAACCTTGCTTTGATCTACTTCCTTATTGGTAAGATTTTCAAGAATTGTAATTTTATTCTGTACAATTTGGTTAGGATCTACAACTTCTTCGTGGTTATATATTTCAATTAACGTAGATAGTGCTGCTTGTGTTTTATAGTTTGGAAGTTTTGTCTTAAAGAATTCCTCCAAGTTGTAATGCTGTTTGATCTCTTTAATTAAATTATACTTCTCTCTTCTTAAATTTTTCTTGTTAAGTTTTTTCGAAGTCTCTATTAAAGTGTCAAGTAGTACTGTAGCTTTCCCTTCTGATAGGTTTGACGCTTTTGAAAGAGCTTCGTAGAGTTTATACTCTTTTCCTAATTCTGTTTTACTAAAATAGGTTTTCAGTAAGGTCATCGCTTTGGATGAATTTCCTGAAAGAGTGTCCGCTGTTATTTGTCTTACCAGTAATTCGAATAAAATTCCCGTATTCTTGAATTTGGAATGTTTGATAGTTGTAAGCATTCAGCTAAATTTTTTGTAATAAATATCTATTAATTTACCATTATTGCATTAACCTTCTCTCATCCAATAAGTCAACGTGGTCTTCTTCCTTAGAGAATACTGTAGGCTTGATAGACTCTAGTAGTGTTTTGTTCTTTACATACTCGAGTTTTGTGTTTTCTAAAGCAAGAGGGGAGTTGTTTTTGTAGTTATGTCGAATTGGCTCTGACTCCAGTCCTGTATCTTTCATTCTGTCTACTCCTAGTCTATCCTTACCTAGTGCATTCTGTTGTGTGTTGATTGTAGATGCATGCTCTTTTGGACGTCCTAATACAGGTTTCTGCTCATACCCTAATGGTACTTCGTTCTGCGCGTTTGCCTGAGCTCTGTCCTTACCGTATAGAGTTGCTAGATCGTGTGGAGTTCCGTAGGATCTTCCTGACTCTAGTGGATCGTTGCCCTCGTTAGCTACTTGATTCTCTCTAAATGATCTCTTTTGATCTTGTAGAATTAATGCTCTATACTCATCATATTGATCTTCGCTGAAGTGGAAGATATTGTCGTATATCCAATCTGTAGGCATCAATCTTTTATCTATAATTGATCCTGCCAAGTCTACCTTTTCTTTAAGTAGTGCTATCTTCTCTTGATCGTAAATTATCGAAGGAGTTGTCATTCCTAAATCAAAATTAGTCAAACTCTCTCCTCTATATCCTTGAGTATATAAATGGACTAATCCGATCTTAGTTAGTTCTGATATGATAATTCTTTGAATTCTTTCAATGGTTCTAGCGAAGCGAATATCTTGCGATGCTAAGGTTGCTTTACCTTCTAAGTCTTTTTCGTACCCTAAAAATGCTTTTGGAACTTTTAATGCTGCAAATAGTTTATCTCTTAGGTACTCTACGTCTTTAATTCCATCGTACTCTAATCCTTTAGTAGTATCAATCTTAGTTGCAGAATCGTTTCCTCTCACTGGGATGAAGAAATCTTCCATCATATTTTGGATATTGTACTTTAGATTGTACTCTCCTGATTGTTGATCTACGTAAGGTGTTCTCTTCATCTTTGTGATGGTCTTCTGAATAAATCCATCCACTTCCTGAGGGGGAATACCTCCTACGTTGATGTAGAATATTCTCTTCTCTGGAGCTCTTACAATACGGTGAACTAACATCGCATCTTCCATCAGAGTATATTGTTTAAACAATTTACGAGCTGGCTCTAAGTAAGATCTTCCATAAGGTAGGAAGTTTGCATCTGAAATCAGTCTGAAGTGTGCAATTTCGTAGTTGTCGAAGTATAAATTGTTTGTAGTGTCTAAGGCTGTCTGTATTCCTCCAAAGTATCCAGAGCTTCCTCCTCCTACACCGTCCGGATCAAACTTAAATCGTACTGCTGTTGGATTGTTTTTATCGAATCCTTCTTCTCTAACAATGTTATAAGGTGTGTAAGGAATAACATTGTAAACTCCAAACTTCTCAGCAATTTCTAATTTAAGAAAGAAGTCTCCATACTTACACATCTGTCTAATCCAAGACCATAGATTAAATTCTATGTTCAAAACATCGTAGTATAGGTTATATAGAATCTTTTGAATATTTTCATCGGAGCTTCTAATTTGTAGAATTTCTCCCATATCATTCTTCAAAGTTGATTCATCTGATAGGATGTCTAGTGATGATGCTATGATTGCATCTGTGTCCATCGCCTCGTAGTCAGAATACAGCTGGATTCTTAGAGTTTGATAGTTCAACGATGGATTGTATACAGGAGCTGCACCTGTTAGGTGGAGTCTTGTGAATCTGTCATACAATGAGTTAGTCTCAATCTGTCCAGCTAGTTGTATACGATTTATATCAACTACCTTTAATTTACCACCACCTACATTGTTGATGATGACATCGGTTGAGAATAGTCTTTTTAATCTACTAAATACCGAAGTGTCTGCCATTTTAGAATTTTGTTATTATTTTATAAATAGTAATATAAC